CTGTGCAAGTCGTGTCACTCACGCATTACTGCAGAGAGCGGCGACAGGTGGGGGCGGTCAGATCTCTAAAACTATTGAAAGCGGACAGCGGCGTGGGGCAACGTGTGATAAAACGCGGTTTCAAACGAGGGAATAGCCCCAACCCGGCAAAGTGAGGTGATTATATGGCAAAAGACGGTACAAATCGAGGTGGCGCTCGTGTTGGAGCAGGTGCAAAAAAGAAACCACTGGCTGACAAAATCGCCGAAGGTAATCCTGGTGGCAGGAAACTGACCGTGATGGAATTTCAAGATACGGCGGATCTCAAAGGACTTGAAATGCCCGAACCTAATAAAATGCTCGAGGCTATACAAAAGGACGGCAAAGCACTGGTTGCAGGAGAAGTCTATAGAAATACATGGCAGTGGCTAAATGAACGTGGGTGTGCCGGTCTCGTATCACCGCAGCTATTGGAGCGATACGCCATGAGCGTGGCTCGTTGGATTCAATGTGAAGAAGCGATAACTGAATATGGCTTTTTAGCAAAACACCCAACTACGGGTAATGCCATTCAAAGTCCCTATGTGGCAATGGGTCAAAATTACATGAACCAAACCAACCGGCTGTGGATGGAGCTATTCCAGATCGTCAAAGAAAACTGCACTGGTGAATACAGCGGTGCCAATCCGCAGGACGATGTAATGGAACGTCTGCTCTCGGCAAGGCGAGGAAAATAAATATGATAGGAGAAAAATATGATTACTTATAAAACAGCAGAGAGCGTCTGCGCCGGACACCCAGATAAACTGTGCGACCTCATTGCCGACTGCATCCTTGATGCCTGTCTGCGCAAAGACAAATCTTCCCGTGTCGCCTGCGAGGTCATGGCGACCAAGGGCAAAATTATCGTAGCGGGCGAGATCACCTGCGACGGCAAAGTTGATATCCGCTGGGAAGTGCGTGAAGTCCTCCGCAAGGTCGGCTATAATCCGTGGAAGTTTACGGTTTTCGTATTCGTTCATAAGCAGAGCAAGGATATTGATGCCGGAGTGAGCACCGCCCTTGAAGCCCGGAATGGCAGTGAGGAACGCTACGCCTCCCTCGGTGCCGGCGACCAAGGCACCGTTTACGGTTATGCCACCAATGAAACTCGCGAGATGCTTCCGCTCCCGCTGGTGCTGGCGCATAGAATTTGTAAGCGTGTGGACGCTGTTCGCAAGGACAAAATCGTCAAAGGCATTTTGCCTGACGGCAAAGCACAAGTCACAGTGGAATATGAGGACGGCAAACCCAAGCGTGTGAAAACCATCGTGGTTTCCGTTCAGCACGACAAGGATAAAACGCAGGAGCAGCTATGTTCCGACATTAAACAAAATGTGCTCTGGCAGTGCTTTGAGGACTTTCCGTTTGATGATAATACAGAAATCCTTATTAATCCCTCCGGAAGATTCGTCGAGGGCGGACCCGCCGCTGACACAGGCCTTACGGGCAGAAAGATGATGGTGGATACCTACGGAGGGCTTGCTCTCCACGGCGGAGGTGCGTTTTCCGGTAAAGACCCGACAAAGGTCGACCGAAGCGGTGCATACATGGCGCGGTACATCGCAAAAAACATCGTGTGGAGCGACTTAGCTGAAAGATGCGAAGTCGCTCTTTCTTATGCCATCGGAAAAGCTGATCCTGTGGCGGTTGACATCGACGCTTTCGGTACGAGCGCCCTCACCAATGAGGAACTGCGCGAAATCGTGCTGTGCATGTTTAATCTGCGTCCGGCGGCAATCATCGAAAAACTGCGGCTGCGCAATGCCATCTACGAGGACACGGCAGTATACGGACATTTTAATTCCTGTCTGCTCCCGTGGGAGGACGGCAGTGCTCATTACAAAGAACTTAGAAAGGCGGCGGAGAAATATGCTGATAGAAAAGATTCGGACTGAGCGGCTCATCCCCGCCGACTATAACCCCAGAAAAGACCTAAAGCCGGGCGACCCGGAATACGAAAAGCTGAAACGCTCTCTTGAGGAGTTCGGCTATGTCGAACCCGTTATATGGAATAAGACCACCTCTCATGTTGTCGGCGGTCACCAGCGTTTGAAGGTTCTTCTTGATATGGGCATCACCGAAGTTGAGTGCGTGGTGGTCGAGATGGACGCTGAGAAGGAAAAGGCGCTCAATGTCGCGCTCAATAAAATCAGCGGCGACTGGGACAAAGATAAGCTGGCTCTACTCATCGCCGACCTGCAGGGTGCGGACTTCGATGTGTCGCTCACTGGTTTCGACCCCGGAGAGATTGACGACCTTTTCAAGGATTCGCTCAAAGACGGCATTAAAGACGACGATTTCGATGTGGATGCTGAGCTTCATAAGCCTGCACTTACCAAACCGGGGGATGTGTGGCTGCTCGGTCGCCACCGGCTGGTCTGCGGCGACAGTACCAAAGCCGACACCTTTACCGCTCTGATGGATGGCAAGCTGGCAAATCTCGTTGTAACCGACCCACCGTACAACGTCAACTACGAGGGCGCGGCGGGAAAAATCAAAAACGATAATATGGGCAATGAAGCGTTTTATGACTTCCTGCTCTCGGCTTTTCAAAACACTGAAGCGGCGATGGCGCAGGACGCTTCCATTTATGTATTCCACGCCGACACCGAAGGGCTGAACTTTCGCAAGGCGTTCTCGGACGCTGGCTTCCAGCTTTCCGGGTGTTGCATCTGGAAAAAGCCGTCGCTGGTGCTTGGGCGCTCTCCCTATCAATGGCAGCACGAACCGGTGCTGTTCGGCTGGAAGAAAAAAGGCAAGCACAATTGGTATACAGACCGCAAGCAGACCACTATCTGGGAATTTGAAAAGCCGAAGAAAAACGCTGACCATCCGACCATGAAGCCGATTGCACTTATGGCATATCCCATTATGAACAGCAGCCTTACAAACTGCATCGTGCTCGACCCTTTCGGCGGCAGTGGTTCTACGCTTATCGCATGTGAGCAATCTGATAGGATTTGCTTCACAATAGAACTCGACGAAAAATACTGCGACGTTATTGTAAAGCGGTATATCGAACAAATTGGTGGCGCAGATGGTGTTTCTGTTATTCGCAATGGTATCGCGATGAAATATGCGGAGGTGACCTCCGATGAGTAAACTGACACTCGGTTCTCTTTTTGATGGCTCCGGCGGCTTTCCGCTGGGCGGTCTGCTCTGCGGCATCGAACCGCTCTGGGCTTCGGAGATTGAACCTTTTCCGATACGGGTAACCACAAAGCGGATACCACAGATGAAGCACTACGGAGATATTTCCAAACTGAACGGCGCGGATTTGCCGCCAGTGGATATTATAACCTTTGGCTCACCCTGCACCGACATGTCAGTTGCCGGGAAACGAGCCGGTCTGGACGGAGAACAATCCGTCCTTTTTTATGAAGCGATACGTATTATAAGGGAAATGAGGTGCAAAACCAATGGCAGATACCCAAGATATGCAGTCTGGGAGAATGTCCCCGGCGCATTCAGTTCAAACAAAGGTGCCGACTTCCGGGCAGTCCTCGAAGCGGTCATCGGCGTCAAAGAACCGGGCACCCCAGTGCCTTTACCTGAAAAAGGACAATGGTCTTATGCCGACTTGCTACTGGGAGACAGATGGTCATTGGCTTACAGAACTATCGATGCGCAATACTTCGGAGTTCCCCAACGCCGCCGTAGAATCTACCTTGTCGCAGATTTTGCAGGCGGAAGTGCCGGAGAAATACTATTTGAGTCCGAAGGCGTGTCAAGGGATTTTACGCCGAGCGGCAGCCCGTGGAAAGGAACTGCCGGAAATGCTGAGACGGGCACTGGAACATCAAGCGGCGGCTTAATCTGTCTGAATGACCAGGGTGGAAGCGTGATGTCGGTTACAGAAGACATGACCGCAACGCTACGTGCCGAGGAACACGGACACCAACCTTGTGTAATGCAGTCGAGCGGATTCTGCACCGAACACAGCGCTAAGAGCCGAAGTGTCGGCTACGAGGAAGAATGCTCTCCCACGCTTCGTGCAGGTGTTGTTCCCGGTGCAGTCATGTCATTTGAACCGGGTGCGGCTTCCCGTGTCGGTGGTCATACAGATGAAAATATTAGTGGCTCACTTCGTGCAAACATGGGCGACAACCAAACCGCAGTAGCGATTGAGAACCACCCCACCGATGGAAGATGCAGAATTGAGCAGGACGGAAAAGTGCAGACGTTAACCTCCCGTATGGGAACAGGCGGCATGAACACTCCGCTTGTATTGGACACACCAAAGACCCTGAAAATTCGTTCCGGCTGTGAAGGCGGCGGCAAAGGCGCGCTTGT